TTTTGTTCCTGCTAAACTTTGATTGCCTGTTGTTCTTATAACTGTGCTGTCAACTTGTACATCATTGGCATTAACTGTAATACCGTCACCTGCACCAACTGCCACTGTGTTAGCAGTTAATACAATACCGTCACCTTTTGCTACCGCATAATAGGCTCCTGATGCATTATGTGTATATGTTAATGCACCGTTGGTATTGACATAGAAACTTTCATGTACATCTTCAATGGCATCTGGGCCTACAATTAAACTGCCTTGTACTTCCAAATTTCCTGCAAAAACAAAATCTTCCGTAATTGGATTGTTTATTGCTATAACACCACTTGAAATTTCTATACCTGTTCCAGCACTAAAGTGAGCTCTAACTTCACTTGCACTTGGTCCGGTATATGTAAATATACCTGTACTATCATTGTAACTAAATGATCCGTCACCGCCTGCATCAGTTGCATCAACTAGGCCTCTAGCATAAGAAACATTAAGTTGTACATCATCAGCATTTACAATAATACTATCATCAGCATTTTGACCTACTGCAAAACTTCTAGAAGCGGCAATAGTACCACCGCCTGTTAAGCCTGCACCTGCAGTGAGTGTTACACCACTGTGAGCAATATGTTCATCTGCAACAAAGCCACTTAAATCATCGTGTATAATTTCACTATCGGTTGTAGTAATTACACCACTGCCATCTATGCTAATACCTGTGCCACCACTGATGTGTGCTAACACTTCTGCTTGACTTGGACCTGTGTATGTGAATACACCTGTGCCACTATTGTAAGCAAATGAGCCGTCACCACCTGCGTCAGTTGCACTTACTTTGCTTCTGATTGTGGAATCTGTAATATCAAACGTACCAGCACTGTATGTTGTATTTGTGCCGGCACTAAAATGTGCTTGTACTTCACTTGCACTTGGTCCTGTGTAAGTGATTACACCTGTTGTGCTGTTGTAGGCCAGTGAGCCATCACCGCCGCTGTCTGTTACACTTATAAGTGCTCTACCAGCAGAATCAAAATCTGTAATTTGATTGTGTGGAATATTAATTTCATTTACACTTGATGCAGTTACAAGACCTTTAGGATTAATTTGAACTCTTGCAACGTGTGTTGCATTACCATATGTGGTACTAGGACTTGTTACATCAGTGTTAACTGTTGCCAGTGTTACTGGAATGGTTGCTGTGTCGCCACCATTTTGAAAACTTGAACTACCTGTTGCGTCTGTGGAAAGAACAATGTTAACTGCTGAAGTTAAACCATCTGCAGAACTAATAGCACCAATAAAATAAGGTGAAGCAACATTTGCATTAAATGTTACAATGTTTGCTGACTCTGAATAATTAATAGAACCATATGATGAGCCACTTACAATTCTTATCTCACCATCAGTGGCTGAACCTGTGGTGTCAACACCACCACTATTAACAACAAGAATATCTCCTGCAAAATCTTGTTGTGTGAATTCTACGTTGTGAACAAATTGTCTCTGTTCTATATTACCTTCAAGGATCAACTTACCCTGAATAATAAGTTCTTCGTCTGCATTAATGTAAGTTCGTTTTGCCATTTATAATTCCAACAGGTTTAGTGTCTATTGTAACTATTTATCAATTAAACTTATTTTGAGAAATCAAAAAAAAAGCCCAGTAAAAACTGGGCTCTCTTTTTCCTGTAAAGGTAATCTTACTGGAATGCTACGTTTTGCAAAGTAATGTGATCCACGTAGTCTGCCGCGTTACCCAATGAACTTGCAGTGTTTGTAAGTTCTTTGTAACCGTAACGTGTCATAAATGATACAACTGGCTCGAATGTAGCAGGATCCATAACTGGACCTGTGCTCATTAATGGAACATATGGGCAGTAGAACGCAGGAGCATCTGTCTCAGATGAACCTTTGTAACCAACCAAAATGTCTGAACCATCAGCGGCATAGTTATCAACAAATACTTTGATTGTTCCGTTCAATGTACCTACAAACTTAGTGTTTGTTGGTGCTTCGAAAGAACCTTCAGTTGTACGTGCAAATGTTGAAGTTGACGCACTTTGTAGGATTGTCAATGCTTCTGGAGAAACTACAACGTAGTTACCAGCACCACGTCTAGTTCTAGCCGCGATTCTGTTTGCACTTCTGTTAATTTCAATAGCAAGTGCCGCATGTCTGTCACCAACGTATACACTTTGTCCACTTAATGAACCAAAGTTAATAATGTTAGTACCTGTACCGGCTAAAGAACGTAGTGAACCGATAATTTCTTGGTCGATTTCAACAACGATCTCTTGTGCTAATGCCTGCATAATTTCTGCTTCTACATCAACACCATGCATTGCTTCTGCATCTTGAGCGGCTTCAAATGTCCATCTAGCACTTAAACGTCTTGTCTTTGCTTCGACAGTTTCTTTTAAGATTTGGATTGACATCTTTCTACCTGGTGTACCTTCAGCAACTGCTGTTGCATCTGGGCTACCTGCATAAGATGAAGCAAGTTTGAATGGGCTAAGAGCCTCATCACCTGCTGTTGCGCCACCACCTGATTCCGCATAACGGACTCTTAGTGTGTGGATTTGTCCAACTGGACCACTCATTGGCTGAACACCAACAAGCTCGTTTGCGATCACGGAAGGCATAACCCTTCTGATCAAAGGTAACATTACCTTGTTTAATGTTGCGACTGAACCTGCACCTGTAGCACCTGATGTTGCGGCCTCTGACAATTGACGCTTTGCGTTTTCGAGTACCACATCCATGGTTTTTTGACGTTGACCACTAAGGCCTTCCATCAATGCTTCTTTGGTTGCGGACCAGTTGCTTTCAAATAAATTTGCCATTTCTTAACTCCTATTAATTTGAAAGTCCGGCTAATTTACGGATAGTGTTGATTTCAACAACTTCCGTGCTGTCATTGGCCTCTGCTTTCGCAGGTGCCTTCTTATTACCAGTGTGTTCTTTTGTCACTGATTCTGTTAGTGTCTTCTTCACTCTTGGTGTTTCACCATCTAAAACAGATGGGAGATACTGATCAAATTTCTTCTCTAAGTTCTCTGTTTTAACACTTTCAAGTAGGTCAGACATAATCTCTTTCTTCTCTTTGCCTAATGGTGATAATAACTCAGACAATTTCTCTTTACGAGCATATTTGTCTTCTGCTACTCTCAACTTAGATTCTACAAGTTTAGTACTTTCTGATTGCTCATTAAGTTTTTCGTTTGCATCTCTTAGTTTTGTTTCCATTTCGGCTAATGTCTTTTGAACCTTCTTAACTTCATTTGATTCATTCAAATAGCTCACGCCATATTCTGTTGCAAATGCTTCGAAGATTCTACGACCAAAGTCATTTTCGCGGGCCGATGTGATGTCATCACGGAAAGATTTAACTTCATTTGTAATAACCTTGTTGACAACGTTTTCAACTTTGTCAGCGGCTTTACTAATGAAATCTTTTTTGGCTTCAGCAAGTTGCTTTTTGCCTTCTCTAACCATTTTGACTTTTTGCTCAACTAATGCTTTCTTATCCTCGTGGAACTCTGAAAGTTCTTCTGCGAGTTGCTCTGTTACAAAACCGTCAAGTTTTGTTACATGTTCTGCCACTCTTTCACGGTCAGCACGTAACTCTTTGACTTCTTTTGCAACTGCTTCAGTTACAAATCTGTCAAGTAGTTTAGCATGTTCACTTACAGCCTTGCGATACTTAACTTGTTGCTCTGCAAGAGCTTTTCTATCTTCAGCAAGTTCTTCAACTTCTGCTGTTACTTTTGTCGTAATAAAATTGTCCATTGCTTCAACGATTAGACTCTTGTCATGCTCGTATCTTTGGGCAAATTCTTCACGAAGTTCAGCAGTTAATTGCTCTTTTGCTTCTGACAGTTTGCTATCCCAGGCTTCTTGAATAGAACCACGAACCTCTTCTGAGAGCTCTGTTCCTTCAAGTAGTTCGTTAAATGTCACTGCCATAGTAGTCTCCTACTTACTTTAAGTTTAATTCTCTAATGAAACTAGTGATCTGCTTCATTAGATGTCTTTCTGCACTATTATCGTGTGTGACGGCTTGTGCTGTATCAAAAATAACTGCACCGCCTCTCATGTTAAATAAACTTTCATAGATAGTCTTTGGGTATGCATCTGGTGCACTGGGCTGGGCCACAATATCAACAGTAACAATGTCAAAATCTGAGACTTTGCCGGACTCGTTTACATTGCCACTACCTCTACTACTTACGCCCAATTTAGCACCTGCCTTTAACAGACTACGTGCAATATTTCCCATTGGAGTATCTATGATTTTTAGTTTACCAAGTCCATCACTACCATCACAAACCATTTCTGTGATGATGTGACTTACCCTATCTAAGTTAATTTGTAACTCTTCTGGATGATCTAACTCACCTAGAACAGTTTCGCCTTTACTCAATCTTCCTCTGACGCTTTCTACTGCTTTTTCGATTTCGCTCTTTGGATAAACACGACCATTTTGGTTTTTGGTTTCACCTTGGATGAAAAGTCCTTGCATAAACAAGTCCTTTCCGTCTTCAGATTCCATCAATTTTAGACCTGCATGGTCTGAGCTCATATACTCGTAAAGTTTACGTACTTGCGCCATAATCTATAACCCTCAGCAATTAAACCTTTTTAGGTTCTACTTTAATGTTGTCTGATGGTGTGTGATCTTTTGCTGATTCACCTTTGTTACCGTCGCCGCCGTCTTTGGCTTTAACTGGTGCGCCTGCGCCTTCTACTTTAGACTGCTTAGGTGCTTTTGAAAAAGGTGATTCGTTGCTGTCTGCTTCGCCGCCTTTTGGCTCTGCTACTGAATCGCTTAACTTAGTTGCTTCTTCAACAACTTCGTCTTCAATTGATTCTTCGATGTCATATTCAACGGATTCCATTTCATCATCCATTTCCACGTCACCGTCCATATCTAGTTCTGGTTCCATGTCAACTTCTTCAGCATCGTCGCCGTCATCATCTGACATTAACTTTTCGAATTCTGCACGTAGATCTTCAAGTTCTGCTTCTAACTCATCAACTTTGTCTTCTAAGTCTTCGTCACCTTCAGGTTCCTCATCGTCACCTTCTTCTTCTGAAAATCCGTTTTCTTCTGCATCAATTTCTTCTTCGTCTGCTGAAAGTTCTTGCTCAAAGTCACTGCTTTGATCAATTGTTTCGTCAACATCTGACTCTTCTACAGCCTCTTCATCAGATTCTTCAGCCTCTTCTACTGCTTCTTCTTCTGATTCGGTTGCTTCTTCTACTGATTCTTCTTCAGACTCCTCAACTTCCTCTGTTGCTTCGTCTAAAACTTTTTCATATTCCTGACGGGCTTTAGCAACAACGTACTCATGTAAAAGCTCTTCTGCTTTTTCATTTTCTTCTGCAAGAAGGAGTTCGAGAATCTGCTCTAATTTGTTTGATTCTGACATTTGTGGCCTCCAATTAGTATAAATGTTCAAACTTCTGTAACAATGTTACAGAATCAGGCACATTTCAGTACCTAGTTCTTACTATTACTTATGTGTTTTTGAGTTTATGTAGGTAAAATGGGTGTTTTTTGAAGTGATTTTGACTGTATTTTATTTATATACAGAAAATCGCCACTTAAAACAGTGTTTTTACAGTGTAGGTGTTTGGGCAGGAGCAGAATACATTTTGCGAACAAATTTTTCATGTTCTGCTTCTTCCGTTTCCTTCATGTCTCTGACTTTACGCAACTTATTTAGTTGTTCTAGTGTTAATCTAGTCTTTCTGGTGTCAGTTTTCTTTAATTTGTCTTTTTGATCTTCTTCTGGACTATAAAATTCGTCTAATCTCATTATACTGTTCCTCCTGTTGGCGGCGTTTCTGGTGCCGCTAACGAATCTAATCCTGCTTCAGCGCCTGGTTCTGCAGGTAAATCTTCTAATGGTACTTCTGCATCTAGATCTACGTCTGCATTTGGTTCAGGTCTTATGCCAATACTCGACAATGACGCTCCACCGCCGTCAGTTTGGATAGATTCAAACTTTTGAACATCGTTTTCTTGACGCCAAAGCTCTTCGTTTTCTCTAATTTCGTCTTCAGTTAAGCCTAAATACTTCTTGAGCTTGAATTGATTGCTCAAGAATGGTACATTCATCACACTATTAAGCAGTGTTGCTCGTTCTGTTTCAATTTGCAGTTCTCTGTAACTGCTAAAGTTCATTGGTTTGTTAAATTCTAAGAAGAAGTTACCTGAATCTATTTCTATACCTCTGTGTTTGAGATACATTTTGAATTCTCTGTCAATATCTTCTTGAATTTGTTTTTGTAAACGTTCTACATACTTTGCAAATCTGTATTCTTGTATAAATGCTACACCAACTTTGCCATCTTGATATATTGCAGAACCATCATCAGGTCCTGTAGGCAAATAACTGCTTGGAATACGCAAACCACGTAATAATTTGTTATTGAAATATCTTAAATCGTCAATTTGTCCTAGGTTTTCACCGCCTGGTAGTGTGTCAACTTTACTACCTCTACCGTCTGCTGTCTGTGCAAAGAAATAATCTTCCAACATACTCATTGGATTGTATGCACTATCAGCAACACTTTGTCCTTGTGCGTTTTTACCTGGTACACGTTTTTGTTGTACTTCGTATTTTACTTGTTCTAAGTACTGTCTTGCTTTGTGAGGTGGCATATTACCAACATCAATAAAGAACACACGTCTTTCTGGTGCTCTGTGTACCCTGTATATAATAATACTGTCTTCTAAAAGTTCTTTTTGCTTAAAGATTTTGAATATTGGTTCTAAAATACTGATACCAAAAGGCCATGCACTGTCCATTCCTTCTGTTAAACTGATGTGTACAATGTGTTCTGCACTCACAGGCACACCTTGATCAACACCGTCCATTGCACCTGCACTGTATGAACCACCTGTGTTTGGATTTACAGGATTCATAATTCCGGCAATACCTTGTCCACTACCATATGGTCTTTGATGTAATGCACTAGCATCGGTAGCAATTTGCTCTTGGAAGATAGGATCTAGATTTTTAATAAAATATGTTTCAATCTTTTTGCCTTCCGTTTCATTCACAATCACTTTTTCAACATTAGCAGGATCAACCCAGTACAATTCATATGTTTGAGGATCTCTGATAAACACTTGATCGCCATACTTGATAGTATTACGGAAAATTCTAAATGCTCTTTTGTAAAGATTGTTGAGATTACACCATTGTGTAAGTGTTTTGTCAATGATTTTACTTTCAGTGTCACTAGGATCAGTTAAGTAATTGATTGCGAAAGGCAGAGAATTGTTTTCTTCTTCTTGTGTGCCAAACTCTGCAATGGTATCTAATGCGGCATTAATTTCTGTATCAGTATCCATGTTATCATATTGCAGATAACGCATCAATCTGTTTGGAGAGCCAGAATAAACTTCTGGTAACCAACTGCTTAATTGGTTAGCACCGAAGCCCGGTCCGTCACTTGTATTTGTACCCTGCACATTTAGTGGTAAACCACTATTGTCTACAGGTGTAAAATGTTTTCTCCAGCTCATAAATGATCCATATTTTTAACTATTGTAGCAGTATTTATCAGGATTGTCAAGTATTTGGAAAGAGAAATGATTATGCGCCTAGTGTTTTCTCTTCAATTCTTATAAGAACTTTTTCTAATCGGTTTAATTGTGCTGGATCTATCATGGCATTAAACAGTGTTGCTCTGGCTTGAGCTTCTTTAGATGATTCGGAACCACTATCTGCAGTTGAAACTGCTTCTGTGCTTGGTTGTGCATTTTCGCCGTTGCCAAACATCATGGTAGAAACCACATCAAGTGTTTGTCCACTCATTTGAGCTAAAGATTCAAAGTAGCCAGGTCCAGTGTAATTGCTTAGTGCTTGATGTAACACTCCAATGGCTTCACCTAAACTGGTAATTTTGTCTGGGTTTACTCTGCTTAATTCTTTTAATGCTCCAGCATACACTTTCAATGAATTGGCATTACTTGCTAGACCCACAGGATCAATTTTCTTGGTGTTTGAAAAATGTTCTAATTCATCATTGACATCGTCCATGATGTCGCCAATGTCATCTAGTGCAGTGAAATCTGCTTTACTGGCTTTACTGAGTGCTTCAGCAAAAATACCAAACGCACCTGCATTTCTAGCAATGCGTTCTGTGTCAAAATTCATGTTGCCAAACTCTTCCATTTTTTCAAATGGTGTCTTGCCACCAAAAAATTCATTGAGGCCATCCATTAGTGTGCCAACTAAATTACCAAACCCTGCGGCTAACTGGCCACCGCCTAGTTTGCCCATTGCTACACCATATGCCGCTACTGCTTCTGCATTGTTTCTAATGCCGTTATAGTTTAATTCCATTTCGCCAAACGTTTTCAGTTTGTCAAACATAGACTCGCCACCAAACATTTCATTAAGACCGTCTAATATGCCGCCCACAATGTTACCAATGGCACCCACAACTGCACCAGCACCAAAAGCCAACATGCCGGCACTGAGAGCAATCAATCCGCCACCAACTTTCAACAAGTTCATGCCATCTACTTCATTGAATTTTTTGAATGCTTCTGCCATTGACCCTAAGCCTAGGCCTATGATATATCCTGATAGTCCCACTGCGCCAGCAATAATTGCTATTGCGGCGGCTAACTTGCCTGCGCCAAGAATGGCCGCGGCTGGGAAACTTGCTAGTCCTTTACCAAACATCTTGATACCAGCACCTGCCTTGCCTAAGCCTTGGCCAACACCTGCGGCCACACTGCTTGGTGCCGCTTTGTCCTTGCCACCAAGTAATCCTCCAGTAACTGCTGAAACACCTTTACCGACTAATCTAACAGCGGCAGAAGCAAGAAATGCAGTTCCGAATACTTTGGCAAATAGTTCTGCACCTTTTAACCAAAAACTTGCATCGTCGCTGAACATAGAACTAGTTAGGAAATTACCAAATGCACTTAATCCAGCAATCACTAAGTTTACAGCATCTATTGCGGAGGTAAATGTGCTTGTAACAGTATCAAACAGGCCACTTAACATTTCTGGGTTAATGCTTTCTATAAAGTCTAAAGCATGATCAATAAAATTTCCCATTGTGTCTATTAAACCTTCGCCTATGGTTGTAGACAAATCGTCTGCATTGCCATCAAGAAAACCAAATCTTTTTGCTAATCTTGTTATTGCATCATTAATTTCCTTACTTCTGTCAACAAGCATCGACGAAAATCTGGTTAAGACATTTGTTACTGCATCAGCAATACCACTTTGTTGTAATATACCAGTGGATGCCATTCTGATAGTATCTAACGCACCGGTGATAGATTTCTTAGACTGTTCAAATGATTTAGAGGCTTGTGCTAAATTATTAAACATACTTTGAAACTCATCAGTTGTAAGTTTGGTTGTATCGCCTTGCTTTTTGTGAGCTTCAGTTAGTGCTTCTAAATTTTTCTGATACAATCTCACTGAGTTCATGCTCATCAATAATGACGCACCCATCTCGCCGCCAATTTCTGTTGCTACCCTTCTGAAACTTGCAATGCCTTCTGGACCCATATCATTGATTGCATCTTCCATGAATCCAGGAAGGTCTCCAATTTTTTTTGTGGCTGTTTTAATATCATTATTTGCAATAGCACTGTTTATTTCAGATATCATGCCTACTACTTCTTTACCTGCGGCTGTACCAGTTGAAGCAAACGCGGCCTGTAAATTCATACCTGCATCGCTGAAAAATGCAGTGATATCAAACATTTCGTTGCCAATTTGATCTATTAATTTTTGATCAAATCCCATACCTGCCATTTGTGATGTACTGATTCTTAATTGATTTGCAAGGTCTTCTGAGGATGTGCCTAATTCGTCAATCAATGCAAAAGCAGATCTAGCCATTGGGTTATCAAGTATGCCAGCGGCAGATTTTTGAAGGTCATCCATGGAAGTACCTAGTACCTGTGAAAACTGTATTTGTTTTCTGAATAATTCTTCTGAACTTTTTGATACTCTTGATCTCTGTAATTGATCAATCATACCCAAAGTTTGTCTGATGTCTAATTCATCTGAAATATAACCAGTGAGCTCACTCATGGTCATACCAAATTCTGCACCCATTTTGGTACTGTTTGCTATTGCTCTAGATTGATCAGTGATTGCACTAACACCAAGTGTGGCAACCACTCTGGAATAATCCCCAAGAATTTGTCCTGCATCAGATGCCTGCATGCCTAGTGCAGTCAAACTACCAAACGCCTCACTGGCAGTCATGCCATCTAGGGTTTTGTTAAACAGTATACCTTGTCTGTTTAGATCAACTAAAACTTGTCCAGTGTTATAACCAGTAGTCACCAAGTTGTACAATGCAGTGCTTGTTAAACTGATTGCGCCAAGGAATAAAGATTTCAGTACTCCGCCAGCATCTTCGAATGCTTCTCTTAAAACACCAGTTTGTTTTTTGGCGTCTTCAGCATTTTCTTCAACAGTTTTATTAAGATTCTTCAAACTGTTTAATTGATTGTTGGCTATTTCGTTTCGTTTTTTGTCTGTTGCGTTTTGATTCTTGAAATTATCGTTGGTGTCTTTGCCAAGATTTTCCATGGCTTTTTTAGTTTCTTCACTGATACCAGACAGAGCAGACATGGCTTTCACCAAATCTCTCAGAGTAGAGTCCATGGCGTATGCAGGTAAGGTAACCTCGCGATCTCTGCCGTCTTCTCCTGGTATATTAACTGTGGTTTTGCCTGCCATTCAAAAAATCCATTAACACATGTTTTTATGGTGATAAATACCTTTGCGTATAAATCACTGCTTTATTAGTGTATTTATCGAAATAATTAACTGGAGTTTTAATATGGCAAATCCATTACAGGGCTTTTACCGAGCACCTAGGTTATACACACAATTACCATCTAAGGGTAAATTTTATTCTGATCAAGTCATTGACATGCCAGAGAACGGAGAATTACCTATTTTCCCCATGACGTCAAAAGACGAAATGATCATGAAGAATCCTGATGCATTGTTAAATGGTGAAGCAGTAGCACAAGTTATCCAAAGTTGTGTGCCTGCTGTTAAAAAACCTAGAGAACTATTAAGTAATGATGTTGATGCATTATTAATTGCAATGCAAGGAGCCACAAACGGTGACGATATTGATGTTACTGGACAATGCCCCAAGTGCAAAGAAGAAGTTACTTCTGTAGGCAGTATCGAATCTGCACTTGAAAGCATGACAACTCTAGAAGAAACTTACAGTTTTGAAACTGACAACGGTTTGTCAATTGAAGTGAGACCGTTCACTTACGAAAGTTCTGTGAAGGCAGGTATTGCAAATTTTCAAACCACAAGAAGTTTACAAAACATTCAGTCTATCAATGACGAAATGGAACAGCTCAAAGCATTCAACACAAACTTTATACAGATTGCCGCTCTCAACTTTGACTTAATGGTTGACAGTGTTGCCAGTATCAAAGGCAAAGATGCTGAAGGCGACGATTTTGTGGTAACTGATAAAAAATCAATCAGAGAGTTTATGGAAAACTGCGATGCAAAAATTGGCAGAGCCATTGAAGAAAACATTGCTGAAGTAAACAAGATTGGTGTTGAAAAGAAAGTTTTACTAGAATGTGAAAAGTGTAATGAACAATTTGAACAGGAGATAAATTTTGATCCTGTAAATTTTTTCACCGCTTCTTAGCAACACAAACATCTGAGGAAATCGTTAAGTTACTTAATAGATTACGCTCAGAAGCAGACCTACTAGAAAAATCCCTCATCGAAATTGCTGTGTATTCAGGCGGTAGTATTTCTTGGTCAGATGCACAACTCATGTCCGCACGTGAAAGAAACCTTGCTGTAAAAACCATCAATAATTATAATAGACTCAAATCCGGCAAAGGTGTTCAAGAAGAACTTTAATACTTATTAGGCCTGTAAGGCCTTTTCTAACTGCATTCATTCGTTCGTTTCACTTCACTCATTCATTTGTTCGAAATTTCTTTCGAAGAAAGAACATTTCAGTTTCACGTAGATGTTGAGGTCAGACGGAACCTGTTACGGTTCCATCAAAAAAAAATTGGCTTCACGTGAGTCGCGTCGGCCTGACTTGGAAGTAGGTGTTTTCACTGCTCTATGGGCTCTGACCTTTCCCAACCTACGTCGACATCATACATTAAGTGTATTATAAAATACATTCAGTGTATTACCTGTAACCTCGTTCCTACTCGTTACAGTTTTTAAGAGCTATGTGGTTCTTGATTGACAGCATTCAATCTACATCAATACTTAACACCATGGGTGTGTCTCAATGTGTTGCGTGTGTTCCTACTTTTCGGATACTTTTTCCACAGCAGTATTACTATCCGGCCTGCTAACCTTGTGTGCTGTTTATAAATTATGTGAAAGACTTGGTGTCTGTGAATGCCATGTGTGCCTGCAAGTTATAGTTAGTCCTTGTTCAGTGCTTCACGTAAGATTTTTGAACCTCCTACTCTTACGTTGATAATTCCATTATAGTAATCATCAGTGAGCAATACCTTGCGTTCAAATTGTTCCTGTGCTTCTAAGTAACTGGCTACACCTCTACTTGGACAAACATGCAGTATTTCACGAAAAAAATTTTCTTCGCCATACTTTTCTACATCTGCTTTGAGATGATCTGAACTGCCCCAGTATTCTCGCCAATCACTTTCTTTGGTGCCTTTGCGTTTTCTTTTTTTGCCTTTAAGTGGTGGTTTAGTGGTTTTGAATTTTGCTAGTTTTTTGCCTATGTATTTTTTGCCATTTTTCTTGTTTGTGATCAAGTATACAAATGCTTCGCACCCTTCTGGTAGCTCGTCAATTTGTTTTCCTTTATAGATCCAATAAGACATACATTGATTTATCAGCCCTTCAATATCATGTACCAGTAAAATGGTCTAGAAGGATTCTTGCTACGATAAACCGCATGTTTTTGCAAACCAGAATCAGCAATCATTTGTTCAAATGTTTCTTCGGTTGCACCTTGTGCATTTTCATTAAGTATTACATATCCGCCTGGATTGAGGTGTTGCCGTACTTGCTGAAAGAATTTTTTATGTGATTGCCAGTCCCAGTCGATTGCTGTTCGTTCGCAATCATATTTAGTTTTGTGATCAATATTCCTATCTAAAAAGGTTTGATATTCACCGGAACTGTCATCTATAAAGTGAGGGGGATTACCTACTATTAGATCAAACTTCTGTTCTATATTATCAAAGCAATCGCTTTGAATAAAACTCACTCTGTGATTGTAATTTTGCTTGTGTTTTAATGTTTCATTTATACTGCGTTCTACATCTGCTTCAATGTCAGCACAAGTTAAGTTTCTAAAAATACCTTCTGCTAAAAATGTAAACCCTACAAATGCAGGACCACAACACCATTCCATGACATTTTGAAATTGTGTTCCTAAAAAATGCTTATTGAATATTGCTTTGTAATCTTCGAGTGTTGCTAATCCATCACCGTTATGATTGTCGTCAAAATAAATGGTTAGTCTTGGACTAGTTGGAGCCTGTCTAAACTCACTGGTCGACATACTCTGTGTCCGTGTTGTATGATGTAAATCCGCCTTCCTTGATTACTGTGAGTACATTGTTTACACGACCAACTAGTTCTTCTTTGTGCGAGATCAACATGATGTTTTTACCTTGCTCTCTGTTCATTTTTTTAAGTATAGCAAGACTGTTCTCTACACCCATAGAATCCATGCCGCTGTCTATTAATTCGTCAATACACAGCAAATTCATAGGCCTATTTAGACTCTCATATATGTCTCTAAATGCCCAACTTAGGCTCAAAATAAGTCGATTACGTTCGCCTCTGCTTAGATTATCAAAGTCTAAGTCACGCCCGTATTCTGTAATTTCAACGCCTAAATCACTTGCAAATCTCACATCATGTGGCAATCCTATCTTGTCCAAGTACCATGCTAAACGGTGATTTAAGTATGCTATGTTCTGATCAATAATACGTTTACGTATGAAACTGTCCTTGCTTGTAAGCAATTGATACAAGAATTCTTGATGCTCTTTTAAGAACGTTAACTCGTTTATATTGTCAAAACTAATCTCTTGCAAACCAGATTCTTTGAGAGATTCTATTTGCTCTATGTACGGATTGACGTCAGCAAGTTTTTCTTCAAGTTGTGTAATTAAGTTTTCGTAATTGTGTTTGTGCTCTAATGCACTTTCTAATGTGTTATAGAATGTGTCTTCTTCTTGCCCTATCTTGTCAAATGTTTTTATAGCATCACTAAGTTCGTTACTTCGTGATTCTACTTCAGCATTGTATTCGTTTTCTGCTTCTAACTTGTCACGTAAATCTTGTGTGTATTCTTCGTGTGTATCTAAGTGTGCTGTACTTTGTTCACATGCAGGACATACACCTTCTTCTGCTTTTACAATATTATCTTTTAGTTCTTGTATTTTTTTATTACTGCGAGTAAGAGATGTGCTGTTTCTTTCCAATTCGTTTTCTAATGTTTTTAACGAATCAGTTTGTTCTTTAACTTCTGCATTGTGTTTGTGTTTTTCTAGTTCAACATCAATGTCAATTTCTTGCATAGTTTCAACAACATTTTTAAGATCTACAACTTTATCTTGATGTGTTTTATCCCATGCTCTACTGCGACTTTCGATCTCTGTAATATTTTTTTCTATTCTTTCGTTGCTGTTCTTGATAGCAGTAATTTTAATTTCTTCTTCTTTAATATTGTCTTTTGTTTGCTTTAATAACTCTTTAAGTAATTCTGCTTTTTGCGACAACTCTGTGATACCAAGCAGTTGCTCAATCATTGCACGTTGATCGTTTGCTTTGAGACTGAGGAAAGGTTCCGTGTAAGTGTTCAGTGCAATAAGTTGCTTGAACATTTCATGTGGGAAGCCAATTACTTTTTCAATTTCTTTTTGTGTTTCTCTGCTATCGCCTTGTTGTTCACCATCACCAGGTTCAGTCCCGTCAACAAAAAACTTCAGTGTGTTAGGTCTACGCCCACGTTCAATTCTATATGACACGTCGTCAATTTCAAAGTCAACAGTAACAATCATTTGCTTACCGTTTGTTTTGTTTATGAGATTGTCTTTGCGAATGTTTGTGAGAGCATCGCCATACAGTGCATAACTGAGTGCATTAATGATAGTGGTTTTACCAGTACCATTTCTGCTACCGTCACCACCCAAGTCCAAATTATGTCCTAAAACTAATGTAAGTTGGCAATCTCCAAAATTAACTGCCTGCGTCTGTGCGCCAATACTCATAAAGTTTTTGGCACTCACATTTTTAATTTTCAGCATACTATATTTCTAAACCGTTATAGATATCAATAAGTTTTTGTTTGTCCACTGTGTTACTTTCGATTGTTTCTAATTGATTAATAACAATCTGATCAACACTTTCAAATTTAATCTCGCCACCTTCAAACTCGTTTTCTTCTTCTTTGATAGGCAGTAATTGTAATTCTCTAACATTATATTGTTCAGCAAACTTTTCTTTAATAAAAGTTGCTTCTTCGTAACTAATGCTTATATCTAATTTTACACGAGCATACGTATAGTTGTCAAGTAGATTTTCATGATCATCAAGTAATTGTTTAAGTGTAAAAACTCTATACTTAGGACATTCACCCCAATTCACATACACAGGTTCTTCGCCCCATGTTAAAAACATAGCACCACGTTCATCATCTGAAACGTCTGCATAATTATGTGGGAAAGCATTGCCAATGTAGTGTATGTTGTTTTTGTATTGACGTTTGTGGAAGTGTCCACTGAACACATACTCAGGACCACTTAACATTGTGTCATTGATGCCACCATGGTCTGGCATTTCTACCATTGCATTCATTTTGAAGTACGGTAATTCGAAATGCCCAAACATGTATTTGCATTTCATTTTTGCTACAGTTTTGTAATCGTCGCCTACAAGCCACGGTACAATAGCAACGTCATCTTCAAGGAACATGTCATCGACCATAACAAAGTTAGAAAGGTCTCTGGCATACTCAATGCTGTTTAGTTCACGTTTATCTCTGTAATACAAATCGTGATTACCTGTAATGAAATACACTTTTTCAAATGCGTCATTAAGTTTTTTTAGATCTTGAATTGAAGCATTCAGTGTAGCAACATTTACACTTGCTCTATGATGACTCCAGTCTCCGAGGAATATGCAGGTTTCTGCATTCCTTGCTTTTGCTTCTGCAATGAACCAGTCAATATATCTATGACAGTCGTCTAAATGTAAGCGGCTGTTTTGCTTTAATCCGTAGTGTATATCTGTAAAGCAAGCCGCTGTCTTAAACAGCGAACTCATTAGTAATCGAATGCCTCTGTGTCTGAATTTGTGGGTTCTTTTTCAGCACTTTCACGTAACCTTTTCATTTCATCTTCGTGTGCAATTTGTCTGCTGAAACTTGGTAAGTGACCTTGCTCAATAAGGATATCATCTCTGATAGTTTGATTTCTCTTTTCTAAGTTTAGAACTCTGGTAAAACTGTTGTTCACTGCCGCAGTATAGTAAGCAAAAGGATTATCAGATTTTGCTTCGTTAAACTGAAGGCCCACTTGGCTTAGTTGGACTAATGCTTGTCCACGCATTTCGTCTACATAAGTGTAGCCACGCCAGTTTGCTCTATGACTGTAACGTTCTACTAGTTTTAAGAACATAGTTCCTAGTTTATTTGTGATCTGTCCGTGTTTTGCATCAAACGTGCCAGTAGCAATATCGCCCTTCCAATGGCTTCTTGCTACTTCTTTAAGTTGCTTACCTACATACGCATAATGCTGAAATGGAGGGAAGTTTACTTTTGCTTTTGTGTCTGCTACTGTTTTTGGATTCTTTTTACGACCTTCTTCTTCAGGAATGTGATCGTAAGTCATGATGCGAAACACAACTTCGTCATCTCCTATGGTCTCTATATCTACAGCAAAGTCTTTTTGCTTTGGTTTATTTCGATAATTTTTCTTGTCATGTGTACTCATTGCTTCAGCATAGGCTTCACTTTGTAATCTAGCGGCCTTGTTTTCTTTTGCGGCCAGCAATGTGTTAGAATTAATTTCGCTGACATCATCTAAAATGATATCATAGATGCTGTATTGCTCGTCAGTTAACCAACAAAAACTCATTTTGCTTTTGTGTATTTCTTTTAATATGTCTTTGTTGTTTAGGTAATTTGTTTTCTTTGCGACTGCCATTGAGTCTCCTATAATAGATTAATTTAACAAACAGTATATAATATATATACCTTTATGTCAACCTAAAATGTACTAAATGTGGCTATTAACACTAGTTTTAACTATTTCGATAAATACAACTATAGGAGAAACCATGGCACTAGGACCAGAAGATTTTACAAGTACTACCACAGCAATTGATAATGTGCTTAACCAAGCCGCGGCCAAAGGTATTGACAAACTTAGAAATAAGAATCCACTGCTTGGTGATATAGCCGGTGGATTGCTAGGTAAAGTTTTTCCTGGCTTTGGTGGAACCCAGGCCGATTATGGTAGCTCATCATTTGATACGGTTATTGCACAAAAGTTAGCAGAATCCCTTGAAGAGAAGAAAAGTTTTATTAATACAGCATCTACTGATGAGTTAACACTAGACACTGGTCAGCCTCACATGGAAAACTATGACTGGAGAGCAAGACTGCGTCCAAAAAAAGGTGGCGAAGAAACATTTTACAATGCATTAGGTGCAGACCAATATTTAATGCAACCCATACAAGACTCGGGCGGTTTAGTATGGCAGACAACGCCACAGATATTCTTATCAGGTACAGCAGAGTATGAAACTCACCAAGAACAAGGTATGAATTATCCTGTTCAAACATTTAACAAAAGTGTACCACCTGAATTGCCAGTTGCGGCAGACTTCTATGCTACTAATAATTATGAAGCAAGATATCTTTTAGCAGTTTACACATTTATAAAAATTGCAACAAAAGGTTATTATGGTGATAGAGCAGTGGTTGATAAAGATTATGGTACGCCACCTCCGGTATTGTTATTTGAATATATGGGCGAATATGGATTTAATAAAATACCAGTAGTTATTTCAAACTACACTATTCAGTATCCAGATGATGTTGACTATGTACCAGTTACCTTTGGTGATAAAGTGACCTATGTGCCTTCGCGTTCAAACATCATGCTTAACTTATCAACAGCATACACACCTCACAGAGTGAGAAGGAACTTTAGTATACACAATGTTGCCAACGGCACATTACCAGGATTTATTTAATGGCTAAATCAGCAGACAACAAGCAAATTTATCGTGGAGATAGTTTTATTCGTAAAGATGAACTTATTGATAATAAGTTTTTAGGACTTAACGAATTGCCTAAAATTAAAAGCACACTGAAAGATGAGAGTTATGTAATTGCTCCCATGTACGATGAACGCCCAGATCTATTGGCTTATGCTATATACGAAAATTCACGATTATGGTGGGTGTTCTCACTTAGAAATCCTGATATATTAAAAGACCCAATCAGAGACTTTAAGGCCGGCACTAAAATAATTTTACCTTCGAAGAGCTCTGTGAATTCTTTGAAAGGTTAACAATGGCTAGATTTCTCGGTTCAAATGCAAGAATACCTGAATTTAACGATCCTTATGTTGGTAAGGTTTACGGAAACGTCTTAGACTATTTTTCTAATCCAACATACAACATTCGTCTTTATATGATGAATGATACATTAACCAAAGACGCCAAAGACGAACTATCAAGTCCTGATCCATCACTTGCACCTGAAAATCCAGGGGACATGGTTATACTAGCACAAACAGGAGTAGTAGGCGGGAATCTCATAGATAATGTTGAAATTACTAATCTCAGTAATGCCAATGGCCCAAATTCAGTTGGTGTAAAATTTACTATTACGCAACCAGGCTCTGCTACATTCATAGACGAAATGAAATTGGCAATGAAATATTTAGGCATGAAACCAAATGTCAATCCAAACTTGTTTTTGGAGATAAGGTTTCAAGGATACACAGGACCAACTGCCAGTGAAGGTGGTTCAGAAATATTAGATGAGGGTGGTTCCCCTCTGGTAATATCAGGCCCATATAGATACAAATTAGCAGTTAGAAACTTTACTGTAGCCATAGACAATGGTGGCAGTAAATATGACTTTATCTGTGCATCACTACAGAGTTTTGCATTTAGACGTTCCGTATATAAATTGCCAATTGAAATATCAACCAGTGGCAAAACCATAGAAGACCATGTAAACGTACTAAAAGATGCACTTAACAAATACTACGAAGAGTTGTCTGATAGTGAAACACCCGACCAATATGAATTTGATTTATCACAGTTAATTAACAAAGGTGATGCAGAAGACGATTTTTACACAATCAAAAATCAAGACTTGCTAACATCCGATACACAAGATGCTGAAAGAATAAACAGACAAATGAATGAACTTGCTAGTGTGGCTGATGCTATAGAACGTGAATCTGCTATTGTTCAAACCAAGAAAATTGAAAATGATGGCTCACCAGAAAAAATCATAGATGGTGACAAAATTACATTTCCAATTGGAACAACCATAGATCAATTTTTTGCAACATTACTTAGCATGAACGATGAGTTTTATACAAAAATCACACGAAGAGATGATATTGAGGATCCAGGATCAGATTCTAAACCGGAGCAAGCCTATGTGAGTTGGTATAGGCTTAATGCAATAACAGAAACTACTGGGTACGACAGCAAAAGAAAAGTGTATGCTTACAAATACAAGTATATACCTGTGCTTTATAAAAGTTCTAGAACTGACATTGCAGTTAAAGAAGATGAACAAGATCTCAAAACAGATTCGGCACAGTCACGCCTAGAACAAATAATTGCTGAAAGCGGTCTTAAAAAAGCATACAATTATATTTTTACTGGACTGAATGATCAAATTATTGCATTAGATATAAAATATGATGCTGGTGTGGCATTACTGTTAGCACCAGGTTTTGGTTCCGTAGGCAGTTTTTCAGTTGCGGAATCAAACAAACTTAGTACAACTATTCCTCAAGATCAAGAAACCACAGTTGAATCTGAAGTTGAAAAAGAAAAAGAAGCCAAAAAAGAAAATGACTTAGACAGCATAAAATCTTTCTTCAACGATATCAAAGATAAAATAGATGAGGGATTGGATTCGGTTAACACAGCATTAAGTACATTATCAGAATTAACAGGCGCCGATCTTGATGAGGTTACTGCTATACTTACTTCGGGTGACGATGATGCTTTAGATGATCTCATAGGTGGCATAGACAGTAATACTGCATCAGATCTTGCTGGTTCGTTGGGATACGATAATGTAATTAATGTAACGCCCGTAGACAGTTATGAACCAGATGAATCTCCTTACATTTATAGCACTGATTTGGTATTGGCTAGTGACAGTTCACAATCATCTGATGTATTAACAGAACTTGGATTTACCAAAGTTGAGGTTGACGAATCACTAAGTGACCCTCAAACCAAAAGCACAAATGTTTCTTCTAATCCAGTCAAAGAAGCCACATACAAATCAAACAGTGTGAGAAATACTCTGTTTGGAAATCTTGTTGATCAACACATGCAAGACAGATCATTTTTAATTAGATTAGATATGGAAATCAGAGGAGATCCTTGGTATTTAGGTGCACCTGGAATAGAAAGAAGCGATGAAGAAAGTGCAGACTGGTACCACAACGATAATCATTTTATACTGAGAATCAAAGCACCAGAAAAATTTGATATTGACTGGCGTGATGAGGACAGTGCATATAATAGTGGCTACTGGCAATACGACGGAGAATCCAGGACCTTTAGCGGCCTATATAGATATATATCTAGTGTGTGTACGTTTAATGGTGGTAGGTTTACCACAAACGTTACAGCATCAAGAATTGTAGGCACTAACCTTTTGAAGAAAACTGAAACAGAGGTTGAAGAGGTTGAAGAAAAAGAAGAAACTAATAACTTTGATGAGAATATGTTTGGAATGGGTCCAGGCGATAATTAAGGAACAACATGTCGCAGACAACTAGAACATTAAATAGAGACATCAATGAAATCGTAAATATAAGAGATTTCAGAGAGCGTCTTGGTGTTCCTAAAAACATTGCACTGGGAATCATCGAAGACAATCTTGACGAAGCATTCGAACATGCGATTGCAGTGAGAATTCCAGCAACTCAAAGTAGAAGCTCTCAGATTGTGCAATGCTTATGGTGCTCTCCGTTTGCAGGTACAACACGATATGCAAATCTCAGCGACGACATAGAAGACCCAGAAGGTGCTATACAATCCTATGGATTTTGGATGCAACCACCTGATATTGGCAACCATGTTGTTGTGGCATTTGGTGACGGTGATTCAAAATTTGGTTTAATATTATCATGTGTTTTTCCAGGAAAATTTTCAAACAGTATTCCAGGACAACCAGCGGCTGTATCATATGCCGACAGCAGTGTATCATTACCTACTACAGAAATAAGTCCCAAAGAAGGCAAGCCCACATCAAACGATAGACCGAGACCCATTGAGTTTGATTTATCAGAAGCAGTGGTCAAGCAAGGGCTGGCACTAGATCCTATTAGGGGATTTGGCAGTTCGGGTTCAAGACGTGAAGCACCCAGTGAAGTATTTGGTATACTAACACCAGGACGATTGCTTAAAAGCGGCGGCGGAGATTTAACACAGCCCGGCAAAAAATCTAACGTTAGAGCTTCAGGTCATCAGTTCATAATGGATGATCACAAGGACAGCAGAATTATCAGAATAAGGTCCGGTGGCGGCGCACAACTTTTGCTCGATGATACCACTGGTTCGATATTTATAATTAATCAAAAAGGCTCCGCAAAAATGGAGTTCAAAAACAATGGACAAATTGATATATTTGGTGAGAACAGTATCAATATCAGATCTATGGGAGACTTAAACTTACGTGCAGAATACAACTTAAATTTAGAAGCAGGGCAAAACGTACATGTAACTGCATTAGGTGACAACATAGCCGGACAACGAGCACCAGGTGGTGCTGTTATACAAGGCATAGCAGGAGACATTACAGGACCACTGGGCACAGGTGGTGAAATTAAATTAGACTCTGCCAGTGACATGCATTTTAATTCCAGTAGAAACTCATACTTAACAGCCAGTACTGGTGATGTCAATATAAACAGTGGTGGTTCTACTTTGGTAACAACAGGCGCTAATTCTATGTCTACTGGTACAGGTAACTTTGAAGTTGTATGTATGGCAGGCAGAGTTACAATGTTATCGGGTATCGGATTTGATGTGATAGCAGGTGCTGTTAATATGTTTGGTGGATTGGCATTTAATGCTGATGCTCTTGTTATGAATTTGAACAGTTTTGCAAGTACACCTACTCCACCTGTACCTCCGTATGCAAGACCAGCCAGTGAAACCGCAAAAGGCAAAAAGAAACTAGCACCAGAAGATGCACCAGAATTTGATAGAGATTCCACTGCACCACTTACTACTGGTGGTAAACGTACTGGCACGGTGCATGAGATTTTAACAACATTAACAAGACTGCCAGGCCCAGAGCCTGATATGCATTACAATTACGATCCTGAAAAGAATCAACTTATACCTAGTGACCTAGCAATAGACACACAAAACGAAGCAGTCAAGGCCGCTTATGAAAAAGTGGAAAATGCTACACAAGGTGAAGGCACTGTTGACCCTACCACAGGCAAAGGCAGTGATGTTCAAACCCCAAGTGGTACACAAGTTGCTATGGGTGCAGTAGATTCTGCTGGAAAAACTGTAACAGACTTACAAAACAGTATTACTGGAGCCGCAGATCAAGCAGTTAGTGCCGCAAGTCAAATTGCAGGAGCAGGCAATGCTTTATTAAACAGTATCCCAACCTTTGCTGGACTTGCCGCTGTATATAACGAATTCAAGGAAATGGCCAAAGATCAACTTTTACAGATCACAGGATTGGATGAAATGACCGCGGCATTCAAAGCAATGTTGCCACCAGTTAGATTTGCAGTTTCAAATCCTGAACTAGAAAAAGTGATTGGTATGGCTAAAAATTTAACTGAGATTGAAGCAAGGCTAAGAGCATTTGCACTTGAAGCCGGCATACCTGTTGATTTACTTGAAGGGCAAGTACAAGAATTAATGGGAGAGATTAACAACATTAAATCTCAATTTGCAGACATCAATGGTGTTATCACAGACGTAAAAGGATTTGCTAATGCATTAGAAGCACAAGGTATTTCAATGATACAAGATGCTGGAGGATTTATATTTGAAGATGCTAACGGTTTTCAAATTGTTGATTTCTCAAATGGCTTAGGTCCTATAGGCGAAACAGTTGGTTTTATTGGCGATATGAATAAATCTTTTGAAAGTGTTAAACATGCTGTAAAAACTCCACTGAGCAATAATCAACGTTTAGCAGTAACAAGTTTTGCACATCACATTGGCCCAGAAAGATTTTTGAACAGCAATGTACTGAGAGCAATTAATGAAGAAAAATTTGAAATTGTTCCTTATCTCATGAAAGGTTGGACTATGGCACCAAGCACCCCAGGTGGCGATATGGAAAAACAAGAAACGTTAGTGCAAATGAGAGCATACGAAGCAGAAGTATTCCAAACATCAGATGAACAGGGTATTGGGCTTACCAGAGATTATCCACGTGGTGGCGCACCACTTGGCGAACTTGCTGAAGATTTATATTACAAGAGACAAGATTTTCACAAAATGAAGTTCCAAGGAGATCCAAATGCGGCGTTTGGTGCTCCTCAAACCATAAACGAAATTAAAGCGGCCTTTAGAAACTTTAGTTTTGATTCAACGAAGATCTAGTAGAAGTCAATTCTCCGATGCGTTTGTAGGCATCATATTTCAATTTGCTTTCTTCCAATAGATTTCTTTTCAATAACTTTATAGTATCCTCAAGTGCTAAAATTTGTCGACGATAGATTTCTGCATTAGAGTCTTCATGATTTGACATAGTAAATATTTACACTTTTATAAAAAAAGAGGGGTCAAACCCCTCTTTTTTATTATGACAGCACTAAATTTTCCATCTCCGAAAATTCAGTTGGAAAGTCAACACCATCATATCTGTAGTTGCCTACTAGATTAACAGTGTTGAACGTAACAAACTTTTTGGTTTTGTAGTCGTAAATGCCCATCTCTACAAAGCCTTTTTTGGTTTCATAAATTTGATGGAATCTGCCCGACTCTTGTTTGTTACGTTGCTCAGCCACAGCCCAAATATCTCTGAACTTTTTTGCTAACCGACGCATTTAAGCATCCTCTTTCTGTGGGTTTAGGGTTTCACACTTTGCAGTGCTTGTATGTATTTAAGCACACTCTAGAAGTATTGTCAAGTGTTTTTGGTAATTAAAACTAGTTTTAATAAATTAGATAAATACTTGTATGGTAAACTTCGTAGGATTCAGCACAGTAGAAAATTCAGCACCTTTTACGTTGACAGGTTCTGAATTGGTAAAACGTGATTTATTGAATGAACTTTATACTCGCAAAGGCGAAAGAGTAATGAATCCAACTTTTGGTTCTATTATATGGGATCTTTTAATGGAGCCTAGCACAACAAAGTTACAAAAAGAAGTTGAAGAGGATATAGAAAAAATTTTTAATAGAGATCCTAGAGCAAAGATTAAAACACTCAATGTTATAGTGCTTGACCATGTAATTCGTGCCGAAATTGAATTTACATTCGTGCCTCAGAATACCACAGATTCACTTTATGTTGAGTATATAAGAAATATTTCGGAAGGATTGTAATGGCTATTAATAGACAAAATAATTTATTTGCGGCAGAAGATTGGAAAGTTGCATATAAAGCATATACTAAAATTAACTTTCAAGCATACGACTTTGATACTATAAGAAGTTCTTTAGTAGATTACATTAGGAAAAATTATCCTGAAAATTTCAATGATTACATTGACAGTTCAGAATTTATTGCCATCATTGATCTGTTAGCATACCTTTCACAATCACTTTCTTTCAGAATGGATCTTAACAGCAGAGAAAACTTTTTAGAAACTGCTGAAAGTAGAGATTCTGTTTTCAAACTTGCACGTATGTTAGGATACAATCCTAAAAGAAACATTGCCGCAAGTGGACTAATGAAAGTTACCAGCGTTAGAACAAACGAGCCTATTACAGACAGTTTAGGTACTAACTTATCAGGTAGAACAATTTATTGGGACGATGTTAATAACGGTCAAAGTTACGAACAATTTATAACAATCTTAAACAGTGCTATGAGTAAAACAAATAGGTTTTCGGCACCTGTGAAAGAAGGCACAATCAATGACATTCCTTCAGAACTGTATCAATTAAATACTGCATTGAATGCACCTATAACATACAACATTCCTATCTCAGTAAATGGTGTGAAAAGAAACTTCAATGTAATTAATCCAGATCTCAAAGACAACGATCAATTTTATGAGAGGCACCCAGACCCTACAAATCCTTTCCATATGATTTATAGAAATGACAGTAAAGGTCTTAACAGTAAGGATACTGGTTTTTTTGTAATGATAAAGCAAGGTGATTTACAGTCACAAGATTTTAATTTTACTACACCAGTTGAAAATAGACAAGAAACAATATCTAAAATTGATATCAATGAAGATGATGTTTACTTGCAAGAAATCAATGCAAACGGCTCTGTTAAAAATAAATGGACAAAAATTCCAAACACAATTGGGCAGACATTAAATTACACTAGTTCATCGTTGAACACACGTAATCTATACGCAATAGAAAATAAAGGCACAGCAGGAATTACTCTTAGATTCAGCGATGGAAACTTTGCAAACATTCCAAACGGTGTATTTAGATTATGGCATAGAATAAGTTCCCCTACTAGATATGTTATCAAACCAAATGATGCAAAAAATAAATCAATCACAATACCGTACAAAAACGAAGATGGTAAAAACTTTGGTTTGACAATTACATTCGATTTAATGGAGGTTATTAGAAATAGTACACCTGCAGAAAGTTTAGCGGCTATCAAAGAAAGAGCACCACAGGTATTCTATACACAAAATAGAATGGTGTCAGCACAAGACTATAATGTGTTCCCACAAAGTCAAAGCACAAACATTACTAAAATGAAGGCAATCAACAGAACTCACAGCGGACACAGTAGATACATTGATATCAACGATCCTACTGGAGCATATAAAAGTGTTGAAACATTTGCCAACGATGCGTTCTTGTATATAGATGACGCAACTGAAAGTGAACAAATTTTTGTTAACGATACTTCAACACCTGTGGAAATTACAGCAAGTATTTTAACAAACAAATTAAAAACATTATCATTAAATAATTTTGTTTACTACTCTATGAGAAACATTTATACTGACCCTACTGCAAATGGCAGTGTAAACACATTCAAATATACTGTAGCAGATAATGTGTTGTGGAACACACAACCATCCAAAGCAAAAGGCACAACAGGATATTTAACTGAGCAGTTCTCTACTGGTTCTGTTGATGTGCTCACAAACAATCCTACTATAGGATCAGAAACTTACAATACGCATGGTAATAAATTATTGCCTTTGAAAGAAAATTGTTTCTTAAAATTTGTAAATCCAAATGACACAGCACAAGTTGTTTGGGCACGAGCCATTAAAATTTCTAACAACGGAGCATTGTCTAGTGCATTGTCCACAGGAACTGGTCCTTGGACACTAAGTGAAGATGTACCAACAGGATACAGACTCATAGAAGTTATACCTTCATTGAGAAAACAATTTTCTACAACTGAAGCAACAACGATCGTAGATAAAATTAAAGCAGAAGAATCGTTTGCTTTAGGTTATGATTTATTAAAAGATTCTTGGTACGTGATTAGCTCAGCAAATATCTCTACAGATACAAAAACTAATGCTTTTAGCATAGACAATAATTACAGAGGAACAAACAGTTGGCTATTGTTTATGGAGTATTCTGCTGTTGATAACAATACTTACAAATACACATTAACAACAAGAGGTTTTGATTATGTTGTTCAAAGCAAAAGCGATCTCAAATTTTACAACACAAAAAGTATTAAAGTATTAGATTCCAACAACAGAAGTAAACGTGATAGTGTAATCTTTACTACAGTGAATACTAGGCCGGGCGAAACTGAAACATTCAGTTGGACAGGCAGTGCGTGGCAAAACGAAACAATTGGAGTTTCAACTGTACCACGTGGTAGATTGGTAGAAATACCGTTGAGAACCAGAGATACTACCTGGGAAGATGTTAACGTTTCTTGGGTAAGTAATTTTGGTATTTTAAGAACTGATGTTGGTGCCACCCCACAAAGTTACAGAGATAGAGATTTATTTGTAAATGATGCTGTGGTTCCTTTGAACACATTTAGCAGTTCAGGCGGTGTGTCATCGGAAACTAATGTTGTTATTCAATCTAATACAGGTAAAATTAGTTCCATGCCATCATACATAGACATATCATTTAATGCAACCACATTTGGCTCTGATATTGTAGACGATTCAGGTACAGTTGCATTTATTATGTATAAGCAGTTACAAGAAAACGGTTCATTATCAACTGAGCAATTTGTCCAAGCAAACTTAGGTGCTACATCACCACAAGCAACAGATAAAAATGGAAATGCCATTGCAGATAATTTTGGTAGAATACTTTTTACCAAATGGGATTCAGTAACAAGAACAGGTACATTGCGATATACTAATTTACAAAATTCAGATTATCTGTATATGTCAGACACCAGTGGTAATATCAGCAACGACAAATTAAATGTCTATTATGAAAATAACAGAGATAAATTGGATAGACCGATTGTTTGGGACGTTGTAGATGTATTCAAAGAAGCAGACGGATATATTGATGCTAGGAAAATCAAAGTTGCACCAATAGACACTGATGGTGATTTAGTACCAGACTATCCTTTACAATTTTCTGAGTTTGCTGACAAAACAGACTTGGTGTATTTTGAGTATTATAATGACTTTGACGGTTATAGATACAATAGACCATTTGTAGGCAACATAGTAGATCTACGAGATGAAACTGTACTAGATATTTCAAACAGTAGAAACATTCTGTCTCCAGGCAGTTTCAATAGGCAGTATACTCTTAATACTTTAGATTGGATTGTTGTTAAAACAAAAGCATTAGCACTAGAATTTGAAAACAAATCCAATGCGTCTGGTTTGATAATTTATGTGTTAGATGATGATAAAACGTATCAAGTTACACCAATTGGCACATCTATCACCGAAACAAAATTAATAGAGGCCGCAGATTATTTTACAAGGCCAGGCAGAGGTCAAACTCAAAACAATCTAGCACCTATTAAAGAGAATGCCATTATTAAATGGAATCATATTGCACCCGGTGATGTGAGAATTGATCCAAGCATCAGTAACATTATAGAAATGGTCATGCTTACAACAACATACTACGAAGAAGTTCTCAAATGGCAAAATAGACAAAATACAGAATTTCCATTAGAGCCTACAAGCAATCAGTTAGGCATAGAATTTGAAAAATTAAATGATTATAAGAATGCAACAGATAGTCTAGTATTTAGAAGTGCAAAATTCAAATTATTATTTGGTAACAAAGCCAATAGTAAATTAAGAGCAAAATTTAGAGTTATCAAATTGTCAGATCAATTCAGTGACAATGAATTAAAAACTAGAATAATTTCTGTAATCAATCAATACTTCAATGTGAAAAATTGGGAGTTTGGTGAAACATTCTACTTCACAGAATTGAGTACATATATACACCAGCAGTTAGGAAGTGCGATTGGTAGTATTGTTATCATGCCACAAAACAGCACAGGCAAGTTTGGCGAAATGTTCCAAGTTAAGTCTGAACCCAACGAATTATTCTTGAGTACTGCCACTGTAAATGATATCGAAATTATCAGTAGATTGGACAGTAAAACATTAAGTAATAACGACTTACAGGAAGAAGTCAATGTAGGTAGTAAATATGCAAACGCAAACAAAGAAGCAGGACCATATGCAATCGAAGGTTACTATCCATTGTACTCATCAAAAGAAGTTGCTGAATTAGCAGGTAACGGTACAACTCATATGCATACATTCTTTGGGCAAACTTTCTATATGCCAAATGGTGTGACATACTATCACGGAAATTATAAAACATCAGACACCACGATAAGCAGTAGCAGTTCTGATACTTCGTCTGGCACTGGCACAGGTTCAAGTTCAAGTGGAGGCAGTAGTTACTAATGGCTGATAAGATTTATAAAAAGTTACCAGTTATACATCAAACTAATGCTATCAAAAATTTCTTTGATAACACTGTTGAGCAATTATTCAGCAAGGCTAATGTTGAATTAGTCAAAGGGTTTATTGGTAGCCAACGTGGCGAAGACCATGATGTAGAAGGTGCATATATTATACACCCTACTGCGTCAAAACGTTTCTATAGTTTATCGCCTACAGTTAGTACAAAAACATCAGATACTAACAAGCCAGAAAATTTAATTTTTTATGATGAGTTTATAGACTTATTAAAAAGTTATGGTGTACAGACAAAAAACCATAATAAATTATTTTCAGATAGATATAGTACATTTTTACCTCCTATAAATGTTGACAAATTTATTAATTACCAAGAATATTATTGGGTACCAGAAGGACCATCGGTAATCACAATAACTGGTACAGCATCTAATTATATAGATATAGACTTAGACATACTTGGTAAAAAAACTTATACATTGCCTAATGGTAAGTCTATGAGAAACGGAATGAAGGTAGAGTTCTCAGGCAACTATGTCATTCCAGCAACAGAAACTAGCAAAACATTTATTGTATCTGGTGTTGGCGATGCAATAAAATTAACTGAAATAACATCAAACAATCCTGTATCTTATAGACTTGATACATCAGTAGATTGGGAAAAAGATTACTTAATTCAGGAGCGTGGTGCTACTAATAAAAACGCTTGGAGTAGAGTTAATCATTGGTACCACATAGAAAATTTCAGAGATGCTGGCGATTCAATACCAGAAAAAACCAAACGTGCAAATAGACCTATTATAGAGTTTGATAAAGAATTAGAATTATACAAGCATGGAGAGAAATTACTTTACACTGTAAATGTTTCTGTGGCTGATTTCTCAATTGCTGACGTAAAGGGACTTAAAACAGGACAATTAGTTGATTCAGTAGATGTATCAAATGCATATATGATCTTTCCTAATGAAGATAAGGAAGTTTCACAATACATCTATCAAGGCTCAAACGCACAAGCATTTGTTACACTATCTAGAGTTCCAGCATTAAATAATCCAGCAGGCGCAGTTGACGGCGATGATAATTTTATACCAATGACGCCAGTAGTTGGTGATGTTGTTTGCGTAGATTCAGGTTCAAAATATCTTGGTTCCGAATATGTCTGGACTAGTGTAGGTTGGGTACAAGCACAGCACAAATCAAAAATTAATCAAGAGCCTTTATTTAATCTCTATGATAACAAAGGACAATATTTAGGTGATAGTGATTTATATCCTCAGAACAACTTTACAGGAAACAAAATCTTTGGTTATGCAACTAGCATTCCTACCGGGGAAAGTAACACAAGTGTAAGTTTGGTTTCTGATATAGAGCTTGGGTTTCCGTTAGTATACAAGCAATTCAAATCTAGTTCAGAAATACTGTTTGAAAATTTTCAAAAAACAGGTAACTATAATTTTATTCCGTTTGGTGGCAACTCAAGCAAAAACATCAGTGGTTACAAATTTTACAAGTTAAACAAAAAAGTTGTAGAATATCATGCACATTGGAAACATGTTTCAGAACCTAATGTACAAAAAATTGTTTCTACATATTCTTTACCACAAGCAGTTGTTGATAGACAAATAAAAGATTTTTATATTGGTGCTGAACCAAAAAGCAATCCTAAATTTAGTAGCGGCTACGAAATTACAGTTACACTTAACGGTGATGAAATCACAGGCTTTCAATACTTTAGCACCAACAAAGGTTTTATACGACTAGATTCTATTCCATATTCAGCAAATGATATTTTAGAAATCAGTGTAAATTCAGAAGTAGGATTAATTGACGATCAAAATATTTCTAAATACGAATTACCAATTGGTTGGAAAAACAATGTACTAAAACAAGATATTGTTGGTATAAGTCAGCCACAATATATGGAACACTTTAGTGATTACATGAGCAACCAAGAAGGTTTCTCTGGATTAAAATTTGGTTCAAATAATTCTGATAGTATTGTTAAAAGTGATACATTTGCAAACAAAATTGTAAACACTGATCAAAATGTTATACTAGGTTCATTTTTACTTGATGATCAACCACACAACTTAATAGATGCTTTGAAATTTAATAGAGCTGAGTATGTGAAATTCAAAAACAGAATCAAAAATGAAATTAACAAATACTATGATACCAAAGATACAGATGGTATTGCTGTCAGTGATATTTTAGAACAAGTTATTCGAAATACACAAAGTTACAAAGTAGGCAGAGATGTATTTAATAGAACATATATTTTGCCATATGGTGACAATTACAAAGAAGAAGAATTTTTAGTTGGCATTCCAAGTACGCCTGCAGATAAGACATTTACAAGTGTATATGATGCAGACCTAGACAAACTTGAACACAGTTTATTGGTATTTCTAAATCAAAAATTATTAACTGTTGATCACGATTATGTAATAAGTTCGTTTGAACCTTTAACCATTACAATACAAGACAGTGTTAATTTGAGTTCTGGTGATACTGTTTTATTTAAGTTATACGATGCAGAAAGAGATAGTGCTCAATGTCCTCCTACTCCAAGCACAATGGGATTATATCCACTGTTCAAACCTGAAATTACAATAGACAAGAGTTTCTCTCAACCCTTAAAGGTTATTATAGGCCATGACGGAAGTGAGACACCTATCAAGGGAGACTTACGTGATGACTTGTTATTAGAATTTGAAAAGAGAATATTTAACAGTGCTAAAGCAGAGTTTAGAACTAATAACAGCATGCCAGAACATAGTGTGTTTAGTTCACAAAATGGCGAATTTAGAAAAACATCATTAGAGTATAAAGAGTTCAATGACTTGATGATAAGTTCATACTCTAGTTGGTTGCAGAGAAATAATCTCGATGGTACAGTCAATGAATTCTATGATGAAAATAATAAATTTACATGGAACTATGCAAATACAGGTTTAATACCAGGGCATTGGAAAGGCTTCTATTTGTATTACTACGATACCATTAAACCAAATACTCATCCATGGGAAATGTTAGGCTTTACAGAAAAGCCTATATGGTGGGACAGCGAATATGCTTTGTATGCTTCGGGCGATACAAACAAAGTAAGTCCTATTATAGATTATTCTCCTACCAATGAAAAATTATGGAATGATTTAGAGCAAGGCATAATAAGAAAAGGCCCTAGAGCAAATATTCACAATGATGCGTTCAAGAAGAACAACCCCTTTAGAAGAATTGGACTGCATGAAGTAATTCCAGTTGACAGCAACGGCGACTTGATTGCACCTGCTGATATTATTTCTACAGATACCACAACACTAACAAAGCAATGGAATAACGAATTTGTAAATGCCCTTACAGATATTCAAGTAACATCATTTGCTAGAAACGACGGTGTATCAGTTTCACTAGATAGCGGTAATTTGTATGTACAAAGTCATACTATACCTAATCATACACTAGACGGGTTACACTACGAACATTCTGGACACGCCACACTAGATGGCGAGTCAATTGAATTTGATGCTGTAAGTTACACTATTCCAAAAAGAGATTTAGCAAATATACCTCCTACAGGCAATTCACAAAAGCAAGGCAAGGGTCCTGTTGCTGTGGCAGTAAATGGTATACCGGTATACAATATTAAATCAGAAGAAAGTTGGAAAGGCGAAGGTGAATGGCATTACTCAACTGTTACAAAAAATCATGATCCGGATTCAGGTCATGCAAGTGTTGAGGACGGCATTTTACACTATCATGTCTTTAGTCCACGTGTAGCAGGATTAACTGAGTGGAGTACAACTGAACACTCCCCAATAGTAGGTTGGGCATTAGATGGTCTGCCTATTTATGGTCCATATGGATACGGTGGTGCTCAAGGTATAGACTCAAACAGTATTGTGAGAATTAAATCTAAATGGGCAGTGAGATCAGGTACAAGACAATCTGGTCCAGGTGGTGCTTACACTGGTCAATTTATAGAAGACTGGGAACCAACTGCCGGCAGTGGTGACGAGTATGTTGATGAATATAATGTTAGATATGCACGTACACCAGAATCACCGAATACACCTATTAGATTTTATGTTGCCACAGTAGATGAAAACAACAAACCTGTTTTCCCTTTCCATGTAGGCGGAAGTTCAGGGCAAGGAACTTCAGGTAATAATGTTTATCAAAATTGTTTTTATTCAAATGCTCCTGATACAGGTTTAATAAAAGAAATAAAAATCAAAAACAAAGGTGGGCAGTACACTAACGCAACAGTTGCAATTACTGGCAACGGAAGTGGTGCTACTGCTACTGCAACTATTGTTGATGGTGCTATACAAGCAATTACAATCACAAATTCCGGCTCAGGTTACACTGAAGCATTAGCAACTATACAAGGTGATGGCTACAGAGCTATATTAGAAGTAGTTATAGATGAAACAGACAATAACAAAAATAATGGGTATATAAATCAAGATGCTGATTATTATATAAGAAGCACATTAAATACTTCAGTGGTTAGCACAACCGGTATTTCTGGTAAATGGTCATTTGGTGATTGCAGTCCAGCAGAGTATGCGTGGAGGAACACAGAAGAATTTCCTTTTGCAATGTCGGAGGCACTGCTATTATCCAAACCAGGATTGTTTGCTACTTTCTTTAGTAATCCAATTTCTTTAACAAGGCCTAGTTGTAACAAAGAATATATTCTCAATAAAAATACTGGAGAGTTTTGGAAGTTTTATGATCCAACGGAATTCCATATACATGGCGAACTAGATCAAAATAAAAATTTCATAACAGCAATTGGTTATACACAATTTATATACACATGGTTAAAGTTTCAAAATCTCAGCATTGTAGATGACTTTGCAACTAAAATGAGAACCCTGAATACCAATTTAGCACAGAGAATGAGTGGCTTCATTGATAAAGACACCATGGTTGCTAGAACAGACCAATATAGTAATGACGGTAATGCTACAAGTTTAATTATACCACAAGAGAATATAAATGTCAACCTACATAGTAGTAATTATAAATCAAGGAATTTTTATAGCGGCATTATTATTGAAAAAAGTGCTGGTGGGTATATTGTAAGAGGGTACGATAAAAACAGAGGATACTTTAATGTATTACCAGTTGATCCTAAGAGTCCTAAATCGTTAATTTCTGTTGGTGGCGAACCAGCACCACATGTTAAATGGGCACCAGAACAAAGTTATCCTAAAGGCACAATAGTTGAGTATAATAGAAGTTACTTTAGAGCAAAACTAAATGTTACATCTGGTACAAATTTTGATCCACAGTATTGGAATACATTAAGTAAATTACCACAGAAAAATGGTGCAGAAGCGGCATTGTATCAAGTTAGAAAATCAGTACCAGTTAGAGTATACTATGATACAGAATTTGAAACTATACAAGAAGTTTTTGACTTATTAATAGGCCTAGGTGCTTATAATAATCAGGAAGGTTTTGACTTTGGAGAATTTGACGGTGCTATCAATGATGTCAATGACTGGATGTATGCTGGCAAACAATTTTTGTTTTGGACAACAGGTAAATGGGAAATAGGTAATACCATTGAATTATCACCACTTGCAAAACGTTTGTTGTTTACTGCTCCTCGAGGTTTTATTGCTAAGATTAATAGGACTGACAGAGATCAATTTTCTATCATAGATCAAACAGGCGCAGTTGTTGATCCTGGTAAATGCCAAATTAATAGAGAAGGGTCTCAAATAGAAATTATTCCTCCGCTAGGACAACAAATTTATGGTTGCATGTTGTTCACAAAAGAAATTGAACATGCACTAGTGTTTGATAATCAAACTGTGTTTGCTGATGTAATCTTTGATAATTTATATGATCAAAGACATAAGAGAATCAAGATCAAAGCAAACAGAACAAAGAACTGGACAGGTAAATTCTTTTCAGAAGGCTTTATAATTGATGGTGACGAACTTAGACCAAACTTAGATAATATGGCGGAAAGTTTAGGTCGCTATCATGAATTAGGATTTGTGCCTGTTGAAAAACAACTATACGAACAAAGTAGAGCATTGTTTGGCTACCAAGAAAAAAGTTATCTAACAGAACTTGATGTGCTTGATGAACAACAGTTTGAATTCTATCAAGGCATGATTCAGAATAAAGGTACTAAGGAAAGTTTAACACGTTTGGCTAACAGTAACAGTATTGTCCAAGGCAACATTACTGTATACGACGAATGGGCATTACGTGTAGGCGATTTTGGTAATACAAAAAACAAGCAAAACATTGAACTTAAATTATACAAAACAGACTTCAAACAGAATAGTCAATTAATAAAATTAGATTATCCACAAAGTACAACTAATTGTATTGAACGCATAGATGTGTTCGAAGCAAGATACAATTACGAAAGATTACCAGAGATTGAAATATCAATGCCTAGTAATCCTAAAGGAAAACGTGCAACAGCAGTTGCTAAGTTAAACAGCAATAACAAATTAGACAGTATTATTGTAACGGAGTCTGGTTCAGGTTATGATGACCCAACTGCATTAGCCGCAAGAGTAGTTGCTTCAAATGTATTAATCAATGAAGTAGAAACTGTGCTTGACAAAGCATTAGCAATTGGTAATACATACATTACTGACACAACTTCTACAGAATTTGAGATCACAGATCATGTTTCTGAAAGCACTGTTAGGCTTACTGTTACACATTCAGACGGTACTTCAAACGTTACTGGTGCAAATATTGCAAGTGCAATTAACAGTAATACTAGTCTGAACGTTAATGTCACAGCAAGTAGCATAACAAACTATACAGACCTTGATGCAAACGCATCTGTAATTGATTTAGTTGCAAAAGATATTATTACTTTATCAGGTAGTGATTTTACTGTGGTAGACGGCGCAAACATTGGAATAACTAATGCTAGATATCAACCTCAACAAAAATTTAGTCTTGTTGGCGCATTAGCAAACGAAGATCCTACTTATACAACTACAGCAAATGATATAGTTGTGGAAGTTGATGATGCAAATGTACCTAGAGTTGATCCGAATAATCCTTTAGATATATACTGGACATTTGACGAAGGTTCTAATTTTTCAATTACAACACTTGCAGAATATCCATCACTTAATACAAGTAATATTGCTGATGCAGACAACAATGCATTTGAATTAGTTAATAACAGTGTATCTTTAGCATTTAATAGTGCTCAAAACATAGATCCATCTAATTTAGTTAAAGGCGACAACAGCCAATACAAATACGTTGAAGTTTTTGTAAACAATGTGAGAATTTATAATTCGCCTAGCACATACACTTCAGATGGTACATTAGTTTCAAATGGTAATGTGTTTACATTGGCTACAAACAGTATTACTTTTAATGATATTAGTCTGTTACCTGATTCTGTATTAACAGCAAAAGTTAATCCACCAGGAGATTATGATGCAAACGAACAACAACGTGACACTTATTATGCGTTAGATGAAAATGCTGTAATACAAATTATAGAAAGACCTACACTAACTTTCACTGAAAATTTTGTTGGTGATCTACCTAATTCTAAAGTGAGAATCAAAGTAACTGCTAAAGAAGGTATTGCCCCTAGAGTAGGAATCAAGCGAACATATGATGTTGTGCCGTCATCGTCAAAAGACATACTAGTATTTGATATTGACGATGCTACAAGATTCTTGAAGAAACCAGAAGGTGATAAAATCAGCAAACTTTGGCCAACTACAGCCAACGTTGATATATTTGGCATGACAGACAGTAACTATCCTAGAATTAGTAATGCTGGTTATGTAAACTCAGCGAATGTTAACTTCTTGGCATTTGATGTAGAAAGTATTAGTGATTTATACAGAGATGATTTTATATTCAAGCCAAAACAAAATGATTACATACATGTTGCTAAATCAGAAAACGAAGATTGGAACGTATACGAATTAATTCCTGCAGGTGATAATTTATTAAGCGAAACAGCAAGTAAAAAAGTAAACTATCTAGAAAGAAGTGAAAGTGGCAATGTAACACTGTTTACAAATTACAGTTTGATATCATACATTGACAGCAACCAAATTGGCGAAATCAATACTGGAAAATATTTAGATTTTGTGTTGTCATTACAAAACGCAAATGTAAATGATAACATTGTTGTATGGAACAACGAAAGAATAATTAGAGAAGCAACCAGCAAAGTTAGAGGCTTTGAGGCACCAAGGCAGATTGAAGCAAGAATTCAATCTATTGGTCCTCTTAACAGTTATGACATTATATCTACAGAACCAGTTGTAAGCCAAGTGTTGTCTGGATTACGTGCTAGTATTGTAAGTAGCAGTGATGGAAACACCGTACAATTAACCGGGTCTATAGGCACTATCAGTAACGGTGATGCTGTACAAATCATAGATAACATTGGTACTAAAGTACAACGTGACGCTGTAGTTGCTACAGTAACATCAGGTAATGTATCTCTTAACCCAACTAGTATTGCTAACTTAACAATTACAAGTGCAGGCTCAGGATACTCAGAACCACCTACTGTTACAGTAACACCAGACTTAGGTGCAACCATTACAGCAAACATAGAAGGTAATGTAAGCACCGTAAACATTATCACTGACAACAATTTCCAACGTGCTAATGTGTCACTTGGCGGTGGTGGTGGAACAGGCGCTACAGTGCGTACAGATATTTTTGATGCTGAAATTGTGGGCTTTACAATTACCGACCCAGGACAAGATTATTTGTACACTGGACCTGACAGTAACGGCGATTACAATGCTACTAATCCAGTAACAGTAACAATTACTACACCTAGTTCAGGAACAACAGCAACAGCAGAAGTCAGAGACATGGACGTTGACCCAGTAACTGGTCAAATATTAAATATCAATATTTTAGAACGTGGTAGCGGTTATGAAAGTAACAATTTACCTACTGTGACAATCACAGGCACAGGCGGACAAAATGCAACCGCAGTACCAATTCTACAAGGTAATGTGAGAGCAGTTGTTACAAACATTGGCTCTGGATATACTCAAGCACCAGCAGTAACCATACACGGTGACGGCACAGGTTTCTCAGGCGAAGCAGTAATAAATGCCAAAGTTACAGCACTAAATGTTGTGAATGGCGGTGTAGGCTTTACTAGCACACCAACAATCAGTATCAGTGGTTCAGCAACAGCAACACCTAATATGAATTTTGGAAATGCTGAAATTGATCAAAATATTCTTGATGACTCTAGTGGTAGTTTTGCAAATACCAGTATAACGGTTACTGGTAGCATCAATGTAGACACACAATTTGGTTTACCATCAGATGCAAACACAGCAACTATTGCTAAAATTCAATCACTGTTTACAAAAACTCATAAACTGATTGGCTATTCACAAAATCCTACAAATGCATTGCTCCATATAAATGAGCCTTTGCTCGAAGATGCTAATGTTGTAAGTAACATTAACAATTTAGCATTTGTTATAAAATCATATAAAGATTATTCTAGTGATACAGGTAGATATCACATTGTTAGCAATGTCACACAAAGAAGTTTTACCATTACAAGACCTAATAGTGTTGCTGGTAATGCCTTAAGTGTTAGACACTTAAACAATACAAAATTAGTTACACGCAACCCAGATCTTCCACTAAGCGATAATGATATTGTGAGAGTATTTGCAAATAACTTTGAAGGTATGTTTAGAGTTAAAAGTTCTGAAAATGGCAATATTACAATTCCTTCTCCGTTTACATTTGGATACCAGTCAGGTACCATTACCACTGAAGGAATCAAAATTAAAACAGTAAGTGATCATGGTATATCGCCTCTATATGCTGAATATGGAAAACGCATTGCTGTACACTTTGCTAGTCCAAAAGCATACAATCAAATTTACAGCATTAATAAAGTTACACCAAAAGAATTATACATTAATAATCGTTGGGCTAAGTCAACTACAACACAGATTTACTATGATCACAAAATAGGAACAATCAATGGCAGTGTGCCATATGAATCTGGTAACATAAATGCTGATTTTGCAAACTCAACTAACAGTATAGGATTAACCAGAAGCACAGATTTAACAGAAACAGTTGTTAAGTATTCAAGCAATGCTGAAATTGTTAATCCAAGATTTGTAAGCATTGTAGAGGACGGAAGTGTTTGTGTAATACACCCAGATGCATTACCAAGTGATACACAAATTAGTATTGATGTTGATGTACAAAGAGACATGGGTAGAAATATTTTATATCCACAATTAAGTACTGTGGACCAGGGTGTTGTTACACTTAAAGGCAGTCAACAACATTTAACTAGTTATTTGAATCCACAGGCATTGGAAAACGACCTAAACAGAACTATTAAATTAAAACAAAGTTTCACAGATCCAACTAGCATGACAACAGTTAATCCAAAAACAGGATTACCATCTATGCAACTTAAAATTCCAATGTTGAAAAGTCCGTGGATACCTGTTGTAGGAGATACACCTGCACCGTTAATTCATGATTACGGGCCTTATGTTTTAAGCACTGAAGCATTAAATAGCATTCAAGAAAATTCTGTTACTGGTTCAATGGTAATTGGTTCAGAGGATGAATCCAGAATAGATCCTAATTTTTATAAAGGCCCAATACAATCAGGTCCTGTGTACGGATTGAGATATGTTAAAGATGATATCAATTATATTTGGGATAACGAAATACAAATGTATGTGCCCGAAGAAACTATTGTGAAAGATGGTGTAATTGTAAATGACAAACAAGAACCAAGAATTCCTCCAATGCCGGAGTTTCATGTTGGTACCTACATGCAAACTAATAACCTAGATTATATAAATGAGGATTTAGTTCTAAAACAAATTCCTGGTAGTGCAAACTCAAGTAGATCTTGGAGGCCTGGTAGAAAACAACAAACATACAACATGCTTGATAAAAAGACGTTTACTGCAGGTTCAGATTCTATTAGTATTCCTACATACAGGTTACGTGCAATTAAAAATGAAAATGTATTTTTGATTTACCAAGCAGTACAAAATTCAGATAATCATGTTTATTATATTAAGTTGGATGAGAGTAATCCACCTAACATAGATCATGATTTTAATGCTACTCTCAATAGGTATGCCGATTTTGGTCAATATGACACAACAGATTACTATTGGAGAAATGAGATATTACCTTCAATTGATTCTGATAATAAGATTACAGAACCAAAAGATCCTATTAGATTGAGAAAAACCAAAAACATTGTAAACTTAAAAGCAGTTGAACCGGCCGCTTATGTAGGCCCTCAATTGATTCCAGAACCTTTTGCGTTAGCAGGTGGAAATAATTCAGATCGAATAGCAAACTTTACAGCATTACCAAGCGGAACACAGGCCAAACTATCTACGTATATAGATTATCCAATTGGAGAGCCAGGAGGTATATTACCAGGTGGTGCCGAAGGAGAAGAAATATATGTTCCACAAACAGGCTTTGGCCAATTCCTTCTATGGACACCAGGTCTAGCACCAGGTCAATGGGCACCTACATCAGGCGGCCCTGGATCAGTAGATAATGAAACACTAGGTTACGGTAGTGGATATTATCAAGCAGGTGACGACCATGATGCATTAGACTATCCCGATGTAAGTGACCTTACATATGACAAGCCTATTTCTAGATTCAAATACAGTAGAAGATTTACTGTAAATCCTCCTGTATTTAACGTTGACAGACGTTTATACGAAATTAATGGTGTTAGATATACAGAAGAAGATCTTACTGGATTGCAACCAGACAGCAGATCAAGAGAAGGTGACTCTAATCAAGCATTTTGGGATGGCATATTCGAAGATATCAATGGCGTTGATAGAGAAATTGATTACAACTTCTTCTTTGATGAAGAGTGGTGGGACTATTTAGAAATTGATGAAGTGGTCAGTGACGGCGTTGCAAATGAAAATGACAACGACGAGGACAACACATTACTACGCCCAGAACATATATTTGTTGCATGTTTTTGGACAGAGCCATTCACATACGTTGATCAGATAACAGGTTATAACTATGATCAACTTGATGCAGACGGCAATCCAGCACCTATTTACAGTGATTACGACGGCACAGTTGTACGTGTAAAATATATCAGGCTTACAGAATTACCACCAAATGCAATCACAAGAAGATTGATACCTGACACAGGTTGGGCTGGAAAAGGCTGGAATAATGTAACAGTTGATTATGCTATTAACCAATCAGGAGCAATACTCACACCAGATGATGTTGATAGTTATATAGATCAATTTGATCCTGTAGAAACTGGCAGTGCTAGTACTGGTGATGACGATACCTTAGTTGTAGATCTTCCAGCATTGACTAGAAGTGCAACACCTATACCAGTTGCAGGAAGTACACAAAATTACAGTTTGAGTAATACAAGATTACTCAGCAGTGGCGAATTAGAACAACAATTAGGCTTCCAATCTGTACCCACAGTAGAGGGTGGCGCACCTGTAAACACACTGGCAAAAATTACCCAGGCACCTGGTCCTTGTTTAGCAATAGAAACGCCAGATGATCCTACGCCTCCTGGCACAACTGCACCAGGTGTGTGTACAGAAAAAGAAACACAGTATTTCTTTGAGGAAATGAATGACGGCCTCGAAGGAAAAAGTAATCCAACTGGCTCAGTTAATACAACCGATGCCGGGAGATCATTTACTACACAACTAATGCTTAATACATTAACAAATTGTCAAGCATTTTTTGATAGTAATCAATATGGATTCGGTGGTGACATGCAATTCTTCTTTAGCAAAACAGTTGAAATAGCAACATCAGGCAGTATAGATGTATTCCTAAATTCTCATGTTGAAAACGACACCATAAAAGCAAAACCTTGGGGTAATGCAACTGGTTATGTTTTATGGCAAAGTAAACAGCCGTTGTTTGGATCCAGCAAAGTTATGACCAATCATCTTGATCTAGGTGCTTGGTTAGCAGACCCGGACACACGACTGCTTAAAACCACAATGAACAATGCAAATGATATTCCAACCAGAAATGGTGATCAAATATCTAGATATGGTGTAGATCAAAATTTAACATCTGGTGCTAATAGATATACACAAGTTGATGCTATATTTGATACCAATGACAAAGGCCTACACACGTATGATAATGTAGAGAATATTTCAAACAACGAAACAAGACTCTATAATGATTTAACATTCACAAGATTAATATCAGAACTCAACGACGATGATATCTCTGTTAAATGGTCAGATTGGGATAGTGATCTTGCCACTGAGATGACAGGCAAAGGCTTTAACGAAAACAATGAGTTTGGTTTCAATGGCATTGGCTATATTAGAGCATTAAATGTAGATTGTAATAAAGGCAAATACATCACATTATGGATGGTACCTTCACTTTCAGATACAGCAGGTAACACACTTAGAGATGTTAACGGCTCGTATGCTAATGACTACAGTCATGCATATAATTATTTTGAAGCGGCTGACGATACAGCAGACGGACCTTCAATAATAAGAAACCAAGCGGTGATAAGATTTGTAGGCGAAAAGCCAGATGACTATGTGCCACCAGGACCTTCTTGTGATGATACTAATAGACCAAGTAGAGCATATAGAAATGGTGCTGTATTAAAAGGCTGGAAAGCCCTCAGAGATGATAACAACTCTGCACAAGATGCAAAACACGGAGAAGATTGGTGGGGTTCTAAACGTGAAGTTGACAACGTATATTGGCCGTACCATGACTTGTATATTTCTCCTTCGTATTTCAAAAGTTTCTCAAACTCTAACATTTGGAAGCCATGGCGAACACGTACAGCAGGGTCTGCACCAATAGTAAATAGAACTGTAAAATCCTTCCACAAATATAATTCAGGACAAGGTCAGCATTCATATGAACTAAAAGGATATATGTTTGCTCCACACACAGGCGTATATTACTTTAGTGGTTGGGGTGATGACCAATTGATTGTCTACTTGTCAAGTGGCCCGCCTGAACCAGATTTAGACATATGGAACGCATACCCAAATTACATTAGCGGCGGTTTCAAAAATTATGCCCGAATTGGTGTGCCAGATGATGGCTCTGGACCATCACCAAGCGGCGGTGATGCCGCACCAGGGACTTTCAAAGAATGGTTCACTGATGATGGATTTAATGCTGATAATGGGTATAATTATATCAGCACAGCAAATGTTGCACACAAC